CTGGTCCTACTGGCCCAACCGGCACTAGCGGCCCGACCGGTCCTACTGGAACGGCTGGTCCAACGGGACCCGGTGTCGGCGCAACTGGTCCTACAGGCCCAACAGGGGCAACCGGTGCTGGCGGCACGGGTCCTACAGGTCCTACAGGGGCTAATGGAATTGATGGCCCGACAGGCCCGACTGGTGCAACTGGTCCTGCCGGTGGTGGCCCAACGGGTCCGACGGGTCCCGCGTCTACGGTAGCGGGCCCGACTGGTCCTACGGGAAGTTCTGGCACTGCTGGTGCCGTTGGCCCAACTGGGCCGACAGGCGCATCAGGTGGTGGCGGTTCCTCATTTTGGGTTAGCGTTGCTGATTATGGGGCTGTCGGTAACGGCTCAACAGATGACACGTCTGCCTTTCAGTCTGCAATCAACTCTCTCGGCGCGGCTGGCGGTACAGTTATCATTCCTGATGGGTTCCGGTGCCGAATCGCTTCCAATCTGACGGTGAAGCCAAATGTGACCCTGAAAGGTCCGTTTAAGTACGTGGGCACCCCCGGCAACAACTCTTCTACGCCCTATGGCAGCGTGTCCGCTATTCTTCTGAGTTCTAGCGCCACCATTGAGCTTCAAGGCGGCGCTGGCGTTGATGGCTGTCTCATCTACCGTTATGGCATGTCATTCCCGGAAAGTAGTTCTTCTGGGTTCTCTGGCACGGCCATTCAAGTTAGCTCCTATGACGATGCGTTTGTCACAGGCTCTATGATCCTTGGCTTCAATCAGGCCATTTACTCCACCAACTCTCAGAGAATCAGAGTGGTGGATGTCTATATTGACTGTAACAACGGTGTGTGGATTGACCAGTGCGCAGACATCTCGCGTCTGGCGCGGGTGCATTGCTGGCCGTTTGTCACCATTGCGGGCGGGGGCGGAACGTCTCGTCTTCAGAGAAGCGGCAACGCTTTTTACTTCACTAATCTCAATGACTGGGGCAAGGTAGTTGACTGCTTCAGCTACGGGTATTTTAGAGGTTATCACGTTAACGGACCTGATGAGATGTCCTTCATCGGGTGTGGTGCTGACAATACACCCGGTGCTTATTCCGGCTCCATTGGGTTCCTTGTCACGGGCAGCAGCACCAATACGACATTGGTTGGCTGTCAAACCGCAGCGCAACAAAACGGATATTACTTCTCAACGTCTGGCAGCAGCCGCATGATTCACTGCGATGCTTGGGGCTGCACAGACAATGGGATTGTTGTCTCCGCTGGCGATGTAGCTATTATGGGTGGCGGCATCCGTTATGTTGGGCCTTATGGTCCGGCGACAGGATTGGCTCGCGTAGGTGGCAACGCATATGTGTGGGGTGTTGGGTTCCAGACAGGCGGAACCATGACGCCGACTTCTGGCACTATTACTACTATGCCTGCGACTTATACATTCTAAACCGGCACTAAGGGGGTCACATGCCGTTTAGCTCTCAGTCTGGCAAAGCCAGCATCAAATGGGTTATGTCCAAAATTCCGCAGCCTGAAACTGCGTTGGACATTGGCGTTGGCGAGGGTACTTACGCCAAGCTATTCCCTAAAATTAAATGGACAGGCGTTGAGATTTGGGAGCCATACGTTGAGAAGTATGGCCTTAATAAGCTGTATCCTGACCTGCATATTTCGGATGCCAGAACGTGGGACACAGATCAGCGCTTTGACGTATGCTTCCTTGGCGATGTTCTTGAACATATGGAGAAGGACGAGGCACAGGCTCTTGTCCGCCGCGCCAAGTGTTGGGCTGCGACTGTCATCATCAGCATCCCTATTGGCAAGTATCCGCAGGGTGAGTTTGAGGGCAACCCCCACGAGGCCCATGTTACTGACAATTGGTCTGACGCCGACGTTAAACTGTGCTTTGGCAAGCCTACGTGGTCTTATATTGACGGTGAGATCGGCGTGTATGTTTACTCGCCGTTTGAGATCAAGTTAACTTACTGCGTCTACGCCATCAGCAAGAATGAGGAACAATTTGTTCAGCGGTTCTGCGAGTCTGCCAAAGAGGCTGATCTTGTCCTCATTGCTGACACTGGAAGCACTGATAGGACGGCTGATCTATCCCGTGAGTGCGGCGCAAAGGTCCACGATATTTACGTCAACCCTTGGCGCTTTGACATCGCTCGCAATGCTGCTCTTGCTCTTATTCCCCGGTCTATTGATATTTGCATATCGCTGGATTTGGACGAGGTTTTAGAGCCGGGCTGGAAAGACAAGATTGAGCGTGTCTGGGTTCCCGGTAAGACTACGAACCTGTGGTACTACTTTGACTGGGGCCACAACATCCGGTTCCCCTATCGCAAAATCCACAGCCGTCACGGCTACCACTGGCACCACCCCTGCCATGAGGATTTGCGGATTGATGGGCGCGTGGAGCATGTCACGGCATGGTGTCCGCACCTGCTCGTGTCACATCACCCGGACCCGACCAAAAGTCGTGGTCAATACATGGAAATGCTGGAGGTGGCTGTCAAAGAGGACGCCACCGATCCGCATCATTATTTCTACTATGCCCGCGAGTTGACGTTCTATCGCCGCTGGGAGGAAGCCAAGAAGGCGTTGACGACCTATCTGGGCATGAACGCCGCCAGCAATCAGAACGAGCGGTGCTACGCCATGCGACTCATGGGTAAGTCCTACGCTGAGACTGGCGACATAGTGCAGGCTGAGAAGTGGTATTACATGGCCGCTGGCGAGGCCCCCAATACCCGCGAGCCGTGGTGCGAGCTTGCCATGCTCATGTATCGCCAGAGTCGTTGGGAGGAGTGCTTCGCCGCCTCCATGCGTGCGCTGAAGATCAAGGATAAACAGCTTGTCTATACCTGTGACCCGGCGGTTTGGGGCTACTGGGCGCACGATCTTGCCAGCATTTCTGCTTGGCGGCTTGGGCTAAAAGACATTGCCCTTGAGCAGGCAAAAATTGCGGCTGAGATGGAGCCTAACGACTTACGTTTGAGACAAAATTTAGAGTATATTCTCAACGCAATTCAGGCGCAGGGGGAGAAAGCGGCATGAAACGGTGGACCCCCAGTCCCTCATAAACTTGGCTGTAGGAATAATCCTTACTGGTCTTGGCTGGTTTGGGCGGCAACTTTGGGATGCCGTCAAAGACTTGCGTAAAGACCTGCATAAGATTGAGTCGGAACTCCCGCGAGTCTACGTCGCCAAGGAGGAGTTCCGGCATGACATCCAAGAAATTAAGCAAATCTGCAATGAGATATTCCGCAAAATAGACGATCTGCGCGACAGAAAGGCAGACAAATGAGCCTCGACGTTGACCGAATCACTAAGTCGGTTGGCGCTGTCACGGCTGTCTTTGCCATGGTTGGCGGGGGTTATACCGCCTCAGATAAGCTTGGCTTGTTCAGAAAGCCGATCCTTGAGTGGTCGGCGGAGCATTTCAGCATTACGGATGGCCCCGCCAATGGTGAGTTTGCCGTGGTGGCAGCGCGCCGAAAGATCAGGGACGATTGCTCGGTTGAGCAGTTCTATCTGGAGGTTCGCGACTCCCGATACATTGTCCACAAAGCTAACCCATCCATAGCCAAGTTTTCTGGTCCAGCTAATGATAAGGTGGATAAGTTTGGCTACACCATAACCATTGAGGATTCCAATAGAGTAGCACCCGGAAGGGCCACTTTGTTGGCTCATATCAGGTACAAATGCCCAGAGGGTGAGGTTCTTCTTAATTACCCGGATCACGCCAATCTGACTTTCAACATCACCAAATAGGAGCTGTGCCATGCGTATGTCTGAAGATGGATTGGCGCTGGTCAAGGAGTTTGAGGGCCTGCGTCTGAAGGCATATAAGTGCCCGGCGGCTGTCTGGACTATTGGCTACGGCCACACTTCTGCGGCTGGCGCGCCCACCGTGAATCCCGGCATGGAGATCACCAAGGAGGAAGCCGAAGCTATCCTCAAGCGTGACATGGTGCAGTACGAGGCCGGTGTCGAGAAGCTCGTCAAAGTGGAGCTTACGCAGGGCCAGTTTGATGCGCTGGTGGACTTTGCCTACAACGCTGGTGTTGGCGCGCTTGCTAAGTCTACGTTGCTGAAGAAGGTTAACGCAGAAAAGTTTGATGAAGTTCCCGCCGAGTTCATGAAATGGACCCGTGGCGGCGGCAAAGAGCTTCCGGGCTTGGTTCGCCGCCGTCGCGCAGAAGTAAAACTCTGGCGCGGTTTGGACACCGAGAAGCCCATTCCGGTGGAAGAAGCTCGTATGGAACCGGATGCTCCGGCACCCAAGAAAAGCATCGTGCAGTCCAAAGAGGCCAATGGCGCTGTCATTGCTGGTGGTGCGGGCGCGATTGCTGTGGTTCAGGAGGTCATGCCTATCGTGAAAGAGGGAGGTGACATCCTGTCTGCCATGAGTACGACAGCTATCGTATGTCTCGTAATTGTTGTGGCTGCGGGCGCTATTTGGTATTTCCGCAAGCAGAGGCTTGACGAGGAGGGGGCATGATTGGGTTTTTGTTCTCGCCCATCGGGCGCTTTGTGTCAGCGGTTGGCGGGGTCCTCCTCGCCATCGCCGCTGTTTATGGCAAAGGCCGGAGAGACGCCCGGCAAAAGCTGGAGGCCGAAGCCAATGCTGATGCTCTTGCACGCACGCAGTCTGCTATTCGGGCTGGCGATAACGCTGCTACTGATTCTGCCCGGCTGCGCGACTCCGACGGCCACCGTCGCGACTAACAAATCTGTCTGCGAGGTTTGGAAGCCAGTCTCGTGGTCCAAGAAAGATACAGACCAGACAATTACGGAAGTTAAGGTCAACAACGCTCGTCGTGAGGGGTGGTGCCACGACGCCAAATAAATGGTATCATGAGCAAAACCGCGAGGCTTGACCGTGACTACAGGTCTTACTTACTCCACTTATAAGACCCAGATTGCGACCTTGGCGGTTGTTTCTGAGACAGATGCCAATTTTTTGACAATCCTGCCTCAGACCATCACCTACGCTGAGAACCGCATTTATCGCGATCTTGATCTTCTCAGCACGGTTACGAGCAACACGTCCTACTCTTTGACCGCTGGCAACAGGAACGTAACGGTTCCTGCGTCTACGTTTGTCACGATCCAAGAGGTGAACGTGCTGCTGCCTGCTGGCGCGGTAGACCCGGAGATCAGCACACGTGTCGCCCTTGTGCCGACGACCAAAGAGTTCCTTAACGTAGTCTATTCCAGCATCAGCGGAGCAGCTACGCCGGAATACTTTGCGATGTTGGATCAGAGCAGCTTTGTTGTTGGTCCATGGCCTGACAACAACTACACGGTAGAGATTGTTGGCACGATCCGTCCTGCCAGCTTGTCGGCTGCTAATACCGAAACATTCATCAGTCTGTATCTGCCTGACCTCTTCATCATGGCAAGCATGATTTACGTGTCTGGCTATCAGCGTAACTTTGGCCGTCAGTCAGATGACCCCGCCATGGCGCAATCTTATGAAACGCAGTACCAAGCTCTTCTGAAGGGCGCGACTGTTGAAGAGTACCGCAAGAAGTTCCAGTCTAGTGGTTGGTCTTCTATGTCGCCTGCTGTTGTTGCAACGCCTTCTCGGGGATAATAAATGCCCCACGCTTCACTAAAGCTAGTTCCCGGCGTTGATCAGAACAAAACACCCGCTTTGAATGAGGCGGGTATTTCTGAATCAAATCTGATCCGGTTCATTCCTGACAGGAACGGCCTTGGTCTGGTTCAGAAACTTGGCGGCTGGACACAGTTCTATCCCAACCCGATTGAAAGCCCTGTCCGCGCGCTTCATGCGTGGCAAGGTCTTAGCACGGACACGTATCTGGCAATCGGTGCCGAAGAATCTCTGTCGGTCTTGACTCCAGTTACGTCTACTACACGCAACCGGAAAGACATCACTCCGCAGACGACCGATAGCACAACGTCTGTGTCTTTCACGACGACGACCGGCGCTAACGGTTATATCGTGAATGTGGATGATACTGCCAGTAACATTGATAACTATGACTCTGTTTGGATTAAAACACAGGTGTCCGTTGGTGGCTTGATCCTGTTTGGCGTTTATCAATGCTATGCAGTTAGTGCTAATCAGTTTCAGATTTATGCTCGGGACAAACTTGGCAATCTTGAATATGCCACTTCTGCGGTTGCTGCTGGCGGTTCACTAGCGCAGTTTGCTACGACTAGTGGCTCTGCGAGCGTTACTGTAACCTTGAACAATCATGGCTACGTAGACGGGGGGTTCTTCCCCGTGCTGGTTGCGACGACCGTTGGCGGAATTACGTTCTCCGGCGTTTATGAAGTCTTTAACGCAACCACTAATACGTTCACGATTACCGCCAACAACACAGCTACAGCTACGACAACTGGATATATGAACGGCGGAAACGCTCAGTTCACATATTTCAACGGTGTCGGGCCTCTGGCGGGCGGAACCGGTTACGGTGTTTTGGGTTATGGCCGTGGTGGTTATGGCACTGGAACGCCGCAGCCTGCGGGAACAGGAACGCCTATCACGGCTACTGATTGGTCCTTGGACAACTGGGGCGAGACGTTACTCTCATGCCCAGCAGGCGGAGCAATCTATTACTGGTCGCCTACATCCGGCAATCCTATTGGCGTCATTATTCCAAATGCCCCGCCAGTAAATGATGGCATGTTTGTCGCGATGCCTCAGCGTCAGGCAATCGCATGGGGTTCCACGTTTGATGGCGTGCAAGACCCCCTTTTGATCCGCTGGTCAGATGTCGGTAACTTTAATCAGTGGATTGGCTTGGTTGAGAATCAGGCCGGTTCATACCGCATACCCAAAGGCTCCAAGATTGTGTCCTGTATTCAAGGCCCTCAACAGGGTCTTGTTTGGACGGACCTTTCTGTTTGGGCGATGCAATATATTGGCTACCCGGATGTGTACGGGTTTAACGAGATTGGAACGGGCTGCGGTCTGATCTCTCGCAAAGCCTGCGCGTCCATGAACGGCGTGGTTTACTGGATGAGCCAAAGCCAGTTCTTCCGGCTGGCTGGTTCTGGTCCTGAGCCTATTCCGTGCCCCGTCTGGGACGTAATCTTCCAAGACTTGGACACAGACAATTTGGACAAGATTAGAATCGCTCCAAATAGCCGGTTCGGTGAAATCTCTTGGTTCTATCCCACTGTCGGCAATGGCGGAGAAATTAGCCATTACGTTAAGTACAATATCTATCTGAACAGTTGGGACTTTGGCACGTTGCAGCGGACGGCTTGGATTAACCAGTCCGTCCTTGGACCGCCTATCGGCGCGGGTCTTCTGCCGGGAGGCGCTGATCCGTTCATTGTACAGCATGAGACATCTACAAACGCTGTTAATGCTGGCAATGAATCGGTAGCCATGAACTCGTACTTCCAGACTGGTTACTTCCAGCTTCAGGACGGCGATCTGCTGACATTCATTGACCAATGGTGGCCCGACGCTAAGTGGGGCTACTACGGCAGTCAGGATCAGGGAGCAGAATTGCTGCTGACATTTTATGTCACGCAATATGCCGGTGACACGCCTATCGCCTATGGCCCGTTCACGCTGACTGAAGCAACGCAGTATGTAACACCCCGACTGCGCGGACGTTTGGTGTCCATGAAGATTGAAAGCAACGACATCAACACGTTCTGGCGTATCGGCAATATGCGCTATCGCTGGCAACCTGACGGGAAGTTCTGATGGCCTCGTTAGACGACATTCTCACTACTCAGAAGAATGGTGTTGTCGCCATCAACAACCTTAACAATACATATCGTATTGAGGTTGGCACAAATACGTCTGACACGGTGACTGCTGACTCTCTAGTGATTGCAGGTCGCGGCAAGATCATCAACATCTCGGTTGTAGTGGCTGGAAGCAGCAATGGCGTGATTTATAACGCCAGCGCCAACATTGCAGGTCTGCTGACTAACGCTTCTCGGCTGCTTGCCATACCGAATACTATTGGCGTGTTTCCCGCCGGGGTTTTGTTCACAAACGGGATTGTGATTTCTCCCGGTACTGGGCAGGCCGTCAACGTAACTTATGCGCTGGGGTAAGCCATGCCACTGAAAAAAGGTTCATCCCAAAAAACAGTTAGCTCCAACATCTCGGAGCTTGTTCACTCGGGCAAGCCGCAGAAGCAGGCTGTTGCAATAGCTTTGAATGTTGCTCGGGAGAGTCGCGCCAAGAGAGCGTTTGGTGGCGACGTCACGACTACAGAAAAGGTCCATGTTGGCCCGATCCACTCTCCGGTCGCTGGCCGCACTGACCATCTGCCTATGCACGTTCACTCTGGATCGTATGTCATCCCGGCTGACATCATCTCGGCCATGGGTGAAGGCAATACGATGGCAGGTTTTAAGGTTGCCAATGAACTATTCGGGCCTGAGCAGGGTATTCCATTGGCGAGGGCAAAAGGGGGAGAGACTGGTGAGATTGTTCCAATCATAGCGGCAGGCGGTGAATATGTGATTCACCCGGACGACGTAACGCGAATTGGCAACGGGACCTTGGATGAGGGGCACAAGGTTCTGGACCACTTTGTGAAAAAGATGCGGGCCAAGACGGTCCAAACCTTGAAGAATTTACCCGGCCCCGCTAAGGACTAGCTTATGTCTGAAGATATTGGCATCAGGGTTGGCACGCCGGAGGACGTAGATGCGATCATGGAGATCGCTCTGTCGGCGTGTGAAGAAAATGGGTTTGTTGACCCCAATCCTGCAAAGCTTCTGGGTGAAATCTGGCCCGCGCTTAATCTGGAAAAGGGCCTGATCGGAATTATTGGCGATCCCGGTGGCAAGGCAGAAGGAGCAGTTCTTCTGCGAATTGGATCAATGTGGTATAGTGATAAAGAGGTGCTTGAGGAGAAGGCTATCTTTATTCACCCCGACTACCGCAGCGCTAAAGGGGGCAGGGCGCGTCGGCTTTGTCAGTTTTCTAAACAGGTAGCCGACAGTCTTGGCATCCCGCTTATTATTGGGGTGCTGTCTAACAACAGGACCGAAGCCAAGGTCCGCCTTTATGAGCGTCAGTTTGGTAAGCCAAGCGGTGCGTTCTTCCTTTACAATGCCCGTACTGGCGGGTTCAGGGCTGCTGCGGAGTAACTGGAATGGGTGGAAAGACCGCTACAACTACGCAATCGGTCAAAATCCCTGAAGAGGTGATGGCCCGATATAATGCGGTCAATGCCCGCGCTGAAGAAGTGGCAAAACAGCCCTTTCAGCAATATCAGGGGCAGTTTGTAGCTCCACTCACCCAGACACAGCAGGCAGGTATTGCCGGGACTTCCGCCGCAGCAGGAATGGCCCAGCCGTACTATCAAGGAGCTACGCAGCAGCTTCTTGGCGCACAGCAGGCAGCGACTCCTCTCTACTATGGCGCGCTTGGCACCGCTGGCGGGGCCGCAGAACAGGCTCAGAATCTCTACGGTTCAGCTCTTGGCGGCATTAATCAGGCTCAGAGAGCAGGTCAATCCATCACTGGCGCGGCCATGCAGCCGATCATGGGAGCCCAGCAGGCTTCTGCGCCCCTAATGGGTGCCGCCGCTGGTTTGACCGGGGCTGGTCTTTCTGCTGCACAGCCGTACATGGGCGCTGCTGGTGGCTATCTGGCTGGTGGCACGCAGGGGATTGCTCCGGGTGCGCTTACTGGTCAGGAAATCAACCAGTATATGTCGCCTTATATGTCTAATGTGATTGGAGCCCAGCAGGCGCTTCAGGCACAAGAGAACGCAGCGCAGCGTGCCGCTCTATCCAGCCAGCAGATTGGACGCGGTTCCTTTGGTGGTGAACGGGCTGGTCTGGGTCAGGCCAATCTGGCTAGACAGCAAAGCCTCGCCAATCAGGCGACTCTCGCCAACCTGCTTCAGTCTGGATACGGGCAGGCCCTTGGCACAGCCCAACAGCAGCAGGCGCAGCAGCTTGCGGCGGAACAGGCGAATCGCGCGGCCATGCAGTTCGGCGTGCAGGCCGCTGGCAATCTGGGTCAACAGGCTTTCGCGCAGAACCTTGCTGCGGGTCAACAGCTTGCCAATCTCGGTCAGTCTGCATTTGGGCAGAACATTGCTCAAGGCCAAGCTCTTGCTGGTCTTGGTCAGCAGCAGTACGCTCAGGGTCTTGGCGCTGCTCAGGCGCAGGCTGGCATCGGCCAAAACATTTATGGCATGGGCGCGCAGCAGGCGGCGCTTCAGCAGGGCGTTGGGCAGGGCCTTTATGGCATGGGCGCTCAAACCGCTCAGTCCTTGGCGGGGCTTGGCGCGGGTGCGCAGCAGGCCGCGTTGCAGGGTGCGCAGGCTCAGATTGGCGCTGGCACGCTGGAGCAGCAGACTCAGCAGGCCGACGCTACGGCTCGCTATCAGCAGTTCCTTCAGGAGCGTGGGTATCCGTTCCAAGTGGCGCAGTTCCTTGCGAACATCGCCATGGGCACGGGCGCACTGTCTGGCAGCACCACCACCACGCAGCAGCCTGCTCCGTTCTTCTCTGACGTGCGACTCAAGGATGATGTTGAGCCCGTCGGTGAGCTTTATGACGGCCAGAAGGTCTATCGCTACAGCATGGGTGATGGGCCCAAGCAGCTTGGTCTGCTGGCTCAAGAAGTTGAAGGCGTGCGCCCGGATGCTGTTGGCGAGGCTTCAGGCTTCAAGACCGTTGACTATGACCGCGCTACTGAACAGGCGGCTGGCCTTGGCGCTGCGGCATCCATGGGTGGCGCTGTCACCCAGCCGGGCGCTTATGCTGCGGGCGGTCTGGTAGACGGCGACGATCTCAAGGCTATTCTTGCTGCGCAGGCGCAGTCGTTCGGTCCATTTGGCGGCGCTGGCATGTATGGCGGCAGTGCGCAGGGCGCTCCGTTTGGCGGCGTTAAGGGCTTTGTGCCGGATGCCAAATTGCCGGTCGCCAAACTTGCGACGGCTGGTAATGCGCCTGCCCAGCGCCAGTCTGGTCTTGGTGAAGCCGTTCAGACTGGCAAATCTATTGCTGACCTTGGCAAGATGGCAAAGACTGGCCTTGTTGGGTCCGAAGCCACCAAGGACAATCCCAAGGGTGACGCTGGACTGTTTGGTTCTGGCGGCAAGTTCTCGTCCGAAGACAATCTCTTCACTCGCGGCAAAGAGTTTTTGGGTTTCTCCTACGGCGGACTGGTGCCGCGTGATGGCTATGCCACCGCAGGTTCGGTGAACCCTTATGAGAAGACTGAGGACCCGCTTGAGAATGTGCTTGAAGAGCAGAGCAAGAATGACATTGAGCCGATTAAGCCCGGTCAAATGCCTGCTCCTCCCAAGTCTGCGATGAGTGACATCTTAGACATGGGTAAATTGGCAATGGCCGCATATTCCATGTCGGATGCTCGCTTGAAAGATAATATCCGACCCGTGGGCGAGACGTATGACGGCCAGAACATCTATGCCTATGACATGGGTGATGGTCGCACCCGCATTGGCTTGATGGCGCAGGAAGTCATGAAGCGTCATCCTGAAGCGGTTGGTGAGCGCAACGGGTATCTGACGCTGGACTACGACAGAGCGACTGGCGAGGCTACGCCGTATGCTTACGGCGGTCTGGTCCCGCGCCAAAGGTACGCCACTGAGGGCGCTGTTGAGGAAGAGCCCGCGTTTGACATTGAGAAAGCCAAGGGCGCGATTGCCTCTATTGAGAGCAGGGGTCAAGCCGCGCCATATGAGGCCCTTGGCCCTGTGACAAAACGCGGCGACCGTGCCTACGGCAAATATCAGGTCATGGGAGCTAACATTCCGTCGTGGACGGAAGAGGCCCTTGGCAAGCGTCTGACGCCGGAAGAGTTTGTGAAAAACCCTGACGCTCAAGAGAAGGTGTTTGAGCATCACTTTGGGAAAGCCGTTAAACAATACGGCAATCCTTATGATGCTGGCTCTGTGTGGTTCTCTGGTCGTCCCATGGCTCGTGCCGGGAATGATTCTGACATACTTGGCACTACTGTTCCTGCGTATGTTTCCAAGTTCCGCGCATCCTATGAAGGTCAAGGTGCGCCGCGTCCGCCGGGTCTTGTTCCCGGTGACGAGCGCCGCGCGGCTGGCGTGGAATATGTGAAGGGCTCTGAGCCAAAGTCCATGTTTGACAATCTGGCCGAGAAGGCGACCTCTCGCGACTTCTTGGTTCCGGCGCTGTCGTTTGTCGGCAGTATGCTGTCTTCCAAGAGCCCGTATCTGGCGGGGGCTATCGGTGAGGGCATTGTTGGTGGTGTGGCTGGTTATCAGTCCAACGTTAAGCAGCAGGCCGACCTCGCCAAGAGTGTGCTGGACATTGTGAAGGATCGGTTTGTCATCCGTTCTGAGGGTGGCAAGACTATTTACTTTAACAAAAGCACCGGACAGATTCTTACGCCTGAACAGTTCAACTCTGCGGTTTCCAAGATCGCCACAGGCATCGGCGTTTCCCCCGCCGTTCTTGGTATTGACACGACCGCCACAAACGCTCCTGCCGCTATCGGTGCGATCCCTGCTATTGGTGCCCCGCAGACTGCTGGGCAACCGCAGGCGGCTCCGGGTGCTGAACCCGCGAAGCAGGGTGACCCTGCAAAGCCGGGTGAGCCTGCGAAGGCCGATCAACGTCCGCCTGCCGACATCTTTAAGATGGGTAAGCTGGAGTTGTTTGACTACGCGGTTAAGAACAAGGCGCAGTTTGGTCTTCTTGATGACCGCGATCCAGACATGCTTGAGAAGAAAGCTCAAGCTTACGAAATTGAAATGAACAACGCTCAGAATCAGGGCAATGAGCAAGAAGCCCAGCGCATGGCTATGCTGATGAAGGACGCGCGAGATCGCCGCCGTGCTTACGTTGAGGACGCCATTGACAAACAGTACAAGGACAATCTGGAAATCCAGAAGGCGTCTACGCAACGCGGTGAAGAGTATCGTGCTGACATCAACAAGCGCCTACAAGGATATTCTCAAGCACGTGGTGCCCTAACGCGACTTGCTGACATTTACGGCAAGTTTGAGCCGGGTCGCGCTGAACCGCTGAAGGCTGAACTTGCTTCTTGGGCGAGGACGTTCAGTATCCAGTTGCCTGAAAGCTTCAACACCTCCAGCTACGATCAGGCGCTTAAAATTGCCCTGTCTCAAGCCTTCAGCGTGGTTGGCGATCAGAACTTGTCGCGCTCGCCCAAGGCTGCTCTTACGGAAGCCGTTCAGACCGTTCCCAACCCGTCGCTTGATCCCGGCGCTACTTATGCGCTTATCGGGCGCGCTCTTGGAGAAATGGATTATGTCAACGCCCGTGACAGGGATTACCTGAAGCGCGGTCGTGGCATCACGCCGGAAGACTTTGTGGCCGACTACGATAAAATTAGCGGTAATGAGGAAAAGAAGTTCATTGGCAAAGCCTTTGAGGAGATTCCGGTTGGCCGTGGCGTTCAGCGGCGCGATTTGGACAGCCTTGCTCAGACCTATAACTTCAACAAGTTCTCTGATCGTGAGCGCGAGGGGCGAGAAACGCAAGCGCCTGCAATCCCGCCAGCGGATCAGCGCGAGACTGGTAAGGTCTATACGGTTCCCGGTAAAGGTGAGTACCGCTGGATGGGCACTGGCTGGCAGAAGGTGGGACAATGAGCGACAAGCTGCTTTCTGATGCCGATCTTGGCTTGGACAAACCAAATCTGCTGTCTGATGCCGACCTTGGCATTGGATCCAGACCTGCTCCAAAGCTGACATCCGGGGAACAGCAAGCTCTTTCCGACGAGGCAAAAATCAAGGCTGCGGAAGGTGTTGTCCCTGAGTCTGTGAAAGCTGGCACGTACAGCGCGCTCAATACCGCTTTGTTTAATGCGCCCTCTCATGCGGTCGCTCTGAAGACATATCTCTCTGGGGATCGTCCCTACAGTGAGGTTTATAAAGAGCAGAAGGACTATGAAGAGGCCCTTGCCCGGCGCAGTCCGATTGCCTCAAAGGTCGGAATGGGCGCTGGCTTTGTGGGCGGCTTGGCCGTACCTCTCGGTCCTGTGGCGAGGGCTGGTCAGGCAGCTAAAGCTGTGGTGGCTCCTCGTGCTGGTGAATTGGCAGGACGGGCCGCTGAAGCATCCACTATGGGCGGGGTTCTGTCTGGCGCGGGCTCTTATGTTGAGAGTGGAGGGCCATTTGCGGCTGAAGAAGGCGCTGGCGCTAAAGCTCTCCGTGATGCTGCGGTTGGCGCTGGTGCGGGTGCTGTGCTTGGCCCTGCCATCGGTGGCATTGCAAGTCGCCTCGCCAAGAAGCCGGATGTGACGGATGCCGCTGGTGAGCTTTCTCCGGCTGCTGCAAGAGCAGTGGAGGAAGCGTTTGGCAAGCGCTTGTCTCCTGAAGATATTCAACGCATCCGTCCGCAGCTTGAAGAAGTCATGGGCCAGAAGGGTATTTCTGTTGCGGCTGCAAAAGAAGCTCTACTGAAAGCGGAAGGTATTGACCCGACCAAGAGCATGGTGACGGGCAAGAAGCCTCCGGTGTCTGCCGCCGAAGCTGCCGAAGAAGGCGCGATTACCGCTCGCGAGAAGATTGCCGAGACTGGTCAGGCTATGGCTGGTCCGCGTCCGCCTGAGTCCGCTGTTGCTCGCGCGCTCTATGAGACAGAGCGTGACTATTACAACATGGCGAAAGCTCAGTATGAGAAGACCTTTTCTCATCCCGGCTACTTTGACACGGATTTTACCGATCTGGTCCTGCCAAATGTTGTGAAAGAACTAAACAGTCGGAGTCTTCCGACCAGTTACGACAGGCTGCCTCAGTTCACCTATGCCCCGCAGGCTATGCGCCTTCTCAGTGATGTTGGCTCTGGTCACTTGCCCCTTAATCAGCCCATCAACATGAAAAATCTTGATGAGGTAAATAAGGGCCTTAATACGTTATGGGCAAAAGCCTCTGGAGAAGATCGCATCGCCATTCAGGCAATGAAGAAGGGATTCATGAACTCTCTTGATGAGGCCCTGACAAACAATTTGTTTTATGCGGGAACTTTTGACCAAGGAACTAAATCTGCAATTCAACAAGCATTTGGCCGCAGGCTTTCTTCTCCGGGCGGCGAGTCTCTTGTTGAGGACCTAAAAAAGTCTCGTGATCTTTGGTCCATATATCGTCAAACCTTTTATGGAAAAGACGATGCGGGAAAGGTTTTCCGCAAGGCGCTTGAGAAATTCAAGGAGCCTGATGGCAGCATGACAACTTTTGTTGAGCCTGCTGCTGCTGAAACCGCTCAGGCGGTTATCAATTCCAACTTGCTCAAGGGCAACATGGGCGCTCAGGTTTATGAGAAACTTGAGTCCGCGCTTGGTCGTGGCTCTCCCGGCATGGAAGCGGTTGATCGCTACATCAAGAACTACGCCTTTGACTTCCAAAACAATCTGACAAATCTTCCCAAGAAGATTGATAGCTTCCTTGCGCCTGAGAACCTTTCCCTTGCCAAGAAGGTGTTCACGCCCGCCGAGATTAGTCAGATGCGTCGTCTCTCAGAGGCGACTAAGATCATCAATGCTCGCAAAGTCGCTGATGCAGAAAAAGAGGGCCTATTTGTTAAGGCCGCAAAGCGCGTTGCTCCGGCTGTAATTGGCGGCATCGCGGGTTCTTTTCATGGCATCCCCGGCTCAATCCTTGGTTCTCTTGCAGCGGAAAGCATTGGCTCAGGGGTACGCGGTCTGGCGAGGTCTGTCCAAATTGGGGCAGAGAAGGCAGGCGCTCCCGTGGTCCGCCCTGAAGTTACAATTCCCGCACCTGTCAGAAATGTGCCCGGCTTATATCCTGTTGAGGAAGAATCGGGCTATGGCCTTCCGCCGGATCGGGTTGGCCGCGCTGATGGTGGCAAAGTGATGGGCGCAGAAGGTCATGCTGACCGTCTTGTTGCCATGGCAGAGAAAGCCAAGCATAATCTTGGCAAGGAAACTAAACCGCTCCTCAATGCGCCGGATGAGCATATTGCCAAGGCGCTAGAGATCGCGAACCGGCACATCTGAGGACTGAGACATGACCTCCACGTACACCACCAACAAGAACTTAGAGAAGCCGGGCAATAACGACTACATTGATACGTGGAATGTGCCGGTTAACGCTGACTGGGACATCATTGACAAAGCGTTTGGCGGCGTGGCGACGCTCACCGATACGAGCGGCACACGCACGCTGGCGGACACGGAATATCAGGCTCTTATCCTTGCCTCTACTGCTACGCTTGTCGGCAATGTGACCTACCGGATTCCATCCGGTGTCGGCGGTCAGTGGATTGTGGATAACCGTACCACGGGTTCCTACACCTTCACCGTTTCTTCACTTGGCGGCGGCACATCCGTTACCTGCACGCAGAACGCCAGAACGCTGATCTTCAGTGATGGCACCAATATCCGCCTGTCATCTGATGCCACGGTCACGTCTGGCACGGGCATTACGGTGTCTGGCGGTCAAGTTAACTTGGACGTGCCTGTAACTGCGGTGCGTGGTGGCACTGGGTTCACGACCTACACCACTGGCGACATCATTTACGCCTCTGGCACCAACACGCTTGCCAAACTCTCGGCTGGCACGGCGGGCTATATCCTCACCATGTCTGGCGGGGTTCCTGTTTGGGCCGCGAACGCTGGCGGCGGCGGTGGTGGCGGTACGGTCACGAGCATTACGGTTGATGGCGGCACAACTGGCCTGTCATTCACACCTGCTACGCCGGTCACAACGTCTGGCACGTTCTCTATGCAGGGCACGCTTGGCGCTGGCTATGGTGGCACCGGGTTCTCGTCTTACGCTGTTGGCGACATTCTGTATGCCAATACGGGCAGCACCCTCGCCAAGCTGGCGGGTACGGCGACGGGCAATGCACTTATTTCTGGTGGCGTCGGCGCGGCTCCCTCTTGGGGCAAGATTGGCCTGACGACTCACGTTAGCGGCACCCTTCCGGTCGCGAACGGTGGCACGGGCACGGCTTCTACGCCGTCTAACGGTCAACTCCTGATTGGCAATGGGTCGGGCTTCACGCTTGCGTCCTTGACCAACGGAACCGGCATTGGCGTCTCTGGCGGCGCTGGCTCTATCACGATCAGCAATTCCGGCGTCACGAGCGTTGCAGCGGGAACCGGGATTAGTGTCTCTGGCTCTACCGGTAGCGTCACAATCACTAACACTGGTCCTTCCAGTATTGTGGCTGGCACGGACGGTGGTATTTCCGTGAGCGGCACGTCTACTGTGACGATTGCGCAGGCTCCCTACACGGGCACGTCAGCCACCAACACCAATTACCCGATTGGTTCCATGGTGATCTTGGAGTCCAGCACCAACACTCCGGGAACGCCCGGATTCTATATGAACCAATCAACAACTCTTTATGCAGGCACCAGCCCATTCACCCCATACAACGTCAATGACTTGGGTTCTGGTTCGGCTCTGAGTGGCACGTGGCGCTTCCGTGGCTTGTCTGGCGTGGACACTGGTGCGGGCAAGTATTACTACATGTATCAGCGTGTTTCTTGAGGTGAATGATGGCTGCACCCGCTCGCAATCTTAACAACTGCCAGATCATGCCTGACGGCGCATATCTGGTCCAGTTGGAAATCTACGATACAGCAGGGCAATCATGGGTCGCTTGTCCGTATGTCGCGCGAGAATCTGACGGTACGCCCGTGGCCGTTTGGGTGCTTGCGGAAATCGCGACTGGCAAATATCCCATCTCGCCATGGGTGCCTCCGACGCCGCCTACGCCGTAAAGGTAAATTGCCCCGGCTACGCAAAACGCAAGCCGGGGCAGTAAGCGTTACGATCTGACGCTGTGACAGTTATTGAAAACCAGAGGCTAGGTTACTGGCCCTGATTCAGTGGGAGCGACATGCTCCCGCTCTCCGCTTTGCGAAGCTCGTAAAACTGTTTCCTCATATCGGCGGACGCCCTGAAGGATGCTCGTATGATCCTTTTGGCCGCTATAAAATGCAAGCCATAAATAGCTCTTCTTGCACTCATGCCGCCCGCGCCACCACGCCTCGCGGCGAGCTTTAACGAGCTTCATAGTCCGCCTTTCACCGTCAAGCTCTTCCATGGTTATGCCGTGTTTAGCACAAACCTCACGCTTAACCTGATGATAGCTTTTTGGTTTTGGCTCTTGGCACGTAGCTGAAGGCAAAGAATCGCTCTCCATCTGGGGCCTCCCATAAGTCTAAATACGCAGCCTTTTCATGGCGAGGATCGGACGACATGCGAATGTCCCCATCCGGCTCCTCATATGCCCAAAGACCCTGCTCTATGTCATCACGTTCTGGGCGTCTCAACCACCCAAACGTATTATGCCATCCTGATTTGATGACTTGATATTCCGACCGAAAGTCGGATTGTCGGTTGCTCTCACGTCCTTGTTTTCCCATGTCCAGCACTCCCCATCCTCATGAAAGCATATCCATAACCAGTGATGTTCTGCGCCATAGTCCACGATGAAATGCGCAAGAGCTTTGCCTTTCGGCGTGTTCAGAGGAATAGTAGGGTTAAGTTGTAAGATCATTTAGCCTCCAAGTATCTTGGATTTAATTGAAATGCCTTGCGCGGTCTGTCGCGCTTGCGCGGCTCTGACTTGATGTAGCAAATACTGTGATGGTCCTCACAGTACGATCCTGTCTTCTTTGGCTTGCCGCAGAACAGGAAGTCAGAGGGCTTCTTGCTGTCATTGATGACAAATCGGCAGGATGTCGCCTTCAGCTCCATGAGCGACAGGGGCCGCAAACCGTCCTCCACCGGCGGCAGTGGCGGCAGCGCCCTGCTCTTATTGCTCTTAACAAACGGATAAGACTTACGCTGCGCCCGCTCCTTGGAGGATATGTTCTTCTTCTGCGCGGGGTCCCTGTATTCAAGTAGCCCGAGTTTGCGCAGACGACCTACTTTCCCCAGAACGGCGCTTCTAGTCATCCCTAGCTTTTCACCGATCTGTTTGCCGGTAAGTCCTTTCTCCCAAAGCTCTAGTATTTTCTTAACTGTTTTATGGGCATGCTGTATCGCAACCATGTATCACCTATTTCTTATTCCTTATGTCATCCCACTTTTCTCTCGCTAACTCCCAACCCATGAGGGTCAGGAGTCCTGTCACCATAATGATCAGGACCGTTATGCAACTCAGCATAATGATCCCCAAGAATGTTGCGGCCTCTACCATGTGTATAATGTCCCTGCCCATGCTGGCACCTTGGACGCCTGAGCCATCCGCACGTATTTGGCGCGGTATGCCTGAGCTTTCCGGTTAAGTTTCTTATTCCAGCCGCCCCAGCCAGCAACGTGACACGCCGCTAATTGGTTGTAGCTCTTAGCCCCCACGGAGATGCACTTCTCCATGTGCTTGATCCCCGCCATGATCTGCGCCTTGCAGTCACGATGAAGATCATATGAGCTGATCCCAAAGGCTTCCGCACTCTTGGGCAGCACTTGCAGCGGGCCCACAGCGCGCCCGTGGCGGGTCTTGGGGCCAAGGACATGGCACCGATACCCACTCTCCAGTTTGGTCAGCCTGAGAGCGTCCTGCACGTGCTGCTGGCCCAGTACGGATTTAGCTTCCGCAGCGACCATAGCCGCAACCTTGGCCTTGTCTGGCGACATAGCGTTTAGGTCTAGCTTGCCCGCCCACGCTGGAGTTTCGGGGGCGCGTAGCCCCCTACTCCAGTAGTCGCGATCTTTACGGAAGAAATCTGCCGCTGATTCATCAGCCGCCAGCGGGTGTATCAGGCTGGTTAGGGTGAGAGCCGTAGCCGTTGTCATAGCTATCAGTCGGCGCATTGGTATTCTCCCGTTTAGGTGCGAGCCGCCTTGCCATAGCGGCGATGTCATCCTCAATGTTTCCAAACTGCGCAGCCGCAAACTGCCCAGCGATAGCCGTGTAGTTTACGTCATCAACCCACGAGTCAACAAGCGTGGGGTTTTCTGTCTGACGTGCTTGCTTCACGCACGACATGATGATTGCAACGTCATACATGCTGATCGGCCTGTTCAGGCGGATAGATGCGAGCTTCGCGGCGCGATCAAATGAGAGTTCCACGGGGCCGTATTGATGGCCGCGTTCTTTCAACGTGTGCGCTGCGGTTGTCAAAATTTCTGTGTGGTTCATCATAGTCCTGTTCCTTTCCGTATTCCAAGTAGACTTGCACTTTACCGATATGATTGGTGTTTAAGAGTATATCACCCCTATCTTCCCATATTGTCTCTCCCGTTATGTGATCTTTGCGCTTATAGTAAAGAAGCACCTTAACAAAGATGTCGTCATTTAGTTGCTTCAGAAACTTATCAAGCGTTTCACACTCTGTCTCAACCGTCATCTGGTGGACAAGGTACTCTTTGGCGCTTGGCATGTTCATTGTGATGAGCAGCTTCATTTCTGTTCCTCAATGGAGATAAACTTGCAATCTTTCGGATGGCACGTGTAGTACTTTTCAAACTTTTGAGTGTTTGATGCGTATATATCCCGTATCTCCCACTCGTCTATTTTGCTTCCTTTAACAATAATCATATGAGTCATGTCTTTATTCAGAATTAAGTAAGCAGAGATGTGCCCGCGATTTCTCTGAACGGTATATATGTTTGATACAATCACGGACGGATGAGGGAAGTCTTCCGCGCACGTAAACTTGGTCTGCTTGAAGTGTTTGACCTCAACTATTGATTGGCTGCCGTCATCATTGGTGATGATGATGTCACCCTTGTCTACGTACTTCAGAAACTCTCTATGCTCTGGAGAATACCGAATAGCAGGAATGGTCACGGTCTTGCCCTTTCTATGCAGCCATTCAGCTACCTTAAAAAGAGCAGGACGTGATCCATCCAAACGCTTCAGGAATCTCTCGTGAGATTCAGCTCTCTGCGTCTCGTCTGACAACGGTTCCATCCATCTTGCGTTTCCACTTGGAGTTCCTGCCACCCGGTATCGGGCTTTTGGATTTCTTGGCTCCAATGTGGCGTTGGTGTATGCGTTTTACCTTGGCGATCAGGGGAGCATCCACAGTAGCAGTATGAGCACGATGGCACTTGCGATGGGCAACCAGCCAATTACTAGCATCGTCAGCGCCACCTGCTTCCAATGGAATTTCATGTGACACGTCCCACTCTTGTCCGGGGATCACTTTCATGTTGCACAGGTGGCAGATGCCGCCGTGCCGCATAAAGATGTCAGCCCGCGTTTTGGCCGTGATGCGTACCCGTTTCATTGCAAAATTTGCTCTTCATCGTCTTCTTCTTCATCATCAAAGTTCATATGCACAAACTCGTATATGCGCGCGTGCATGGTTGCAGACATGCACTTTGCGGCAACTCCGTTCTTTGCGACAGAGCTAATGACACGCCCAGCAACAACCGTGGCAATAGTTAGCGCCATGCTTTCATCTACATTCTCCAAAATCTTGATAATCTGATCTGATATTTTTTTTAACTTAACAGCAGCTTCTATTCCCTCTCGGACCTCATCTACTAGGCGAGTCAATTGCTCAATTTCATCTTCATGATCGCTCATATCATATCTCCTACAGCTTCATTTCCGCGCGCTTGGTGGCCTCATGTGATTGCCACTCATGAAAGCGCATCCTGATATATTCCAGTTGGACTTTGAGCAGAGACGCCTTTTCACGCGCCTCTACCATGCTCTTGACGTACTCACGCCACTCGCCAGAAGCCTTGACGTTCATCTCGGCGCGACTGACAGGCATATCTCCCTGCCCCGCCATCATCTGAGCAAGCACGCTAGATTTGGTTTCCTCCAACATGGAGGCCGCAGAGTCCGCATCAACCCACTTTTTGGCGATGACGCGAAACTGTTCTGAGAGAGGGAGATTTGCGTCCATGGTCAAAAAGGAATCTCGTCGTCAGAAACAGCCTGACGCGGGGCAGATTGGGGAGCGTTCTGGCGCGGCTCTTTCTTCTTGAAAGAGAATGAATACCAAGGGTTGCCGTTCTTATCCACTTTGCGCCAGCCGTTGATCCAGTAGGTCTGACCGTCAATCATGACATCTCCGGTCATGTCGGCCTGTCTGTCATTATCTTTGCGGGTGTTCTTGATCATAGAGCCGCTGTTATCCCTAAGCTCATACGCCATTATATTTCTCCTTCAGCTTGGAAACCATTTCATCCA